GCAAAAATCTGCGTGCCAGACTTGATAGCCTGACTTGCTGGATAAAACTGTTGTTGCTGGACTTGACCAGTTGAACCATTGGTAAACTGAACACCTAAGAAAATACCGGTAGGCGTGGCAGTTGTTGTACCGACGTCTTTTTCGATAGTTCCATCAGACACACGTTTTACCAAGTCACCATAGAAAATGCTTGTGGCGTAACCACTTGCAATTTGCATCAAACGGGTTGAACCCGCAAATACCTGTCCACCTATTAGGTTTACAGGCTTTAGACCGTAAGGGGCCGAGACTGTAGGGTATGCCATTTAAGACTCCTAAAAATTAAGTACCTTTACCAAAGGTAGTCGAAGATTTCCGCTCATTAAAGATTGGCATCCGCGCATCGCTTTGGCGCATTAAATTGTTGTCTACAGCCTCTTCCTGTGCTCGTGTCATATCAGCAAAGTGTTTAACTCGCTGACCAACAAACTCAGAAGGAGTCTTACAGAGTAACAATCCGCCAATCTCAATGCTGTCTTTAAAACGGCTATTGGGATCAACTAGCAGTTGAAACTTAGGTTGCTCCTCTACACTCACGACTTCCCAACCTTCACGCAATTTGCCGGAAAGGTTGCGAGAATCAGCTTTGTCCAAAGTAGAAACCCGAATCCATCTGTACGCATAGCCCGGAGTCTTATCTGGCTCCGGTAGAAGCTCCGCCTGCTGCCACTGCTTAGGGCGCTCTTGAGAGGTTCTATTTGTAATCTCGCGTTGTAATCTGCTTTCAGCCATTTTAAGACTCCAATTTCATGAGTTCACGAGCATATTGCTCGTTGGTTAATCCAAATTTCTTTGCCAAGCCCACCTGCGTCTTAGAGAGAACCACTTTTTTGGGTGCGGTGCTCCGTTTCGCTGGCGCGACTACCGTGCTTGGTTTTGTACGTTGAGGTTTATCGTCCTCATCGTTAGTGGAAGAGCCGCCAAATTCTTCTGGGAATCTGCGTTGCACCTCTTTGTCAATCGCCCCATAGTACTCGTCTGTACCGATGAAACCTCGACCATATTTAGACTCCAAATCCTCATGGACGCCTTCAGCGTATCTGCGCATAGATCGTTTATTCTGGTCAACGAACCATGGGTTTTTTGACACCCATGACGCAACTTTCGGGTCCATTTGAGGGCTTTGAGACCTCTGTGGTGTGAGTTGTACATCATTTTCTTGAGTTTGTACAGTGGGTCTGAAATTTTTTGCTTTATCTAGCTTAAGCTGCGCACGGATCATTTCCTGCTGGGCTTCAAGCAATTTATCGGAATCACCCGAGTCGTAGGCTTCTTTGTAGTTACGGCTAGCCGTATTGACTTCCATCTCAGCGGAGTTCTGATATGTAGAAATAAGCTCTTTTTCGCCTGATTGCAGGACGTTTTTGAGTTTACGGTTCTCGTCAAGAATACGCTGTGCAACGGCTAAAGACTCCTGTTGCTCACGTATTGCAGCCTCTTTCTCCCTGCGCTCGTCGTGCCAAGCCTTCTTGTATTGCTTAAATTTAAGCTTTACATTATGAGAGTAGTCTTCAGAGTCATCGGCTTGCTCCAAGTCCTCTTTGATGCTGTTGGGAAGGGGTTCTACGAACCTATCCTCAGGGGGAGTATCGTCTTTTACGTCTACTTTAATTTCAATTTCGTCGCCCTCAACCGAGATATCAAGGGTATCTTCGGGTTTACCCTTATCGTCTTGCTCGTCAGGGAACTTATAGGTGTCACTGAATCTAGGCATGTGCGCTCCTTATTTGCGTTTGATGCCGCGTGGATCTTCAACAATACCTTCTACGTTATCGTCGTTGATGATGCGGAACTCTCTACCGTGGATGACCAATCGTGAACCAGCGTAGGGCCGGACCAAAATAAAGTCGCCTTGTTTACACCAAGGTCCTGTTGGGAACTTTGTTGTATCTTTGTAACAGTCTGGGCCAAGTGCAACTACAAACAAGACCGTTGTGAGGGTCTCTTCGTTGCGCATGGTTTCGTCTGCTTTAATTAAACCGACTTCGCTATCTTCGTACTTTGCTTTTGCCTCTGGGATAGTGCAAAGAATTCGATAGCCTGCGGGCTTTGGTACCTGTTTTGCTTTTTCCTCTGCTTTCTTGTGCATCAAGGCCGATAGATCGACTGCTTGATTCAAGTCCAACGTTGGCGTTTCACTCATCCGAGTTCTCCATGTTTTTTGTCAGGTCTGCAATGTTCCTGCGGACTGTGAGTAGACCTGTAATAACCCCACATTTTTCGCAGTACTCTTCGTAAGACTTAGCAGATTTGGCTCCTAAGTCATCTTCGATTTGTCTGACGTTTGCGTCAATTTGTTTGACCAGAAGGTCTAAAGCTTGTTTAGTCTGGTACATCAGTCTTCCTTATTCGGTCTCTGTTGTCTGGCTCTAGCCTCGGCCTGCATCCGCGCCACCTCTCGCTGGTTCTCCAACATCATCTGGTGCTTCTGCATGTCCATGCCTGTTGAGAAGCCAGCCTGCTCATGCGTTTTATCTTGCTGCTGCATGTCAGCTTGCATCTTCATCGCCATTTTTGCGCCTTCAGTCTCCTGCTGAGCCTCAATGCGATCACGCTCAATCTGCAACTGCGCCGCTTTAAGAGCCGCATCGCTTTGATCTTTAGCCGCCTTGCGCTGCAAATCTTGCCCTTTAAGCTGAAGCTCAGCCTGCTGCAACTGGATAAGCGGATCTTCTTGCATCTGCTTGTTCTTCTGCTGCTGAGCTTGTTGCTGACTCTGTTGTAAGAGCTGTTGTGCGGCCTGCGCAGCCATCTGAGACACTTGAACCTCCATCTCCGGAGACATATCAACTTCATCTGCATCTTCCTTGTACGGAGGAAGCGTCTGGCCCATAGCCTGCTCGATCTGCTTACGCATCTCCATACCCAAATGCTCAGCAACGTGCGCCGAACCCACAGCCATAAGCTTCTGCGCCAATTGAGGGCTCTGACCCAGCATCTGTTGGATACGAGGGTCTTGAGCCATGGCCATGTGAACAGCAATGTGGGCTTGATGATCTTGGTACAGGAACGCTTTAACAGGCTTGTTATTGAGCATGTTCTGGTTCTCTGTAACAGGATCACGAGGCTTCATGTCGTCTTGCATCGGCACAAGTTTCTGATAGTTCTTGATGCCCAGCACGTCAAGCATCTGACGGTGCAAAAGAGGCAGGTCGTACAACTGCGGAGCCGTCTGCGCAAGCTGCAACGCAGCCTGATACTGGACAACTTTCTGAGCCATCGTCGCAGCGTTCGGATCACTCACTGGGATGATATCGACCATGTCGTAGTCGGACTGCTTGGCACGCCGCTCACCCTCAATTGGCTCGTAACTGTACGTAGGCGGCGTATAGTCGCGGATGATTATTTTCAAGAGCCTGAACTCTTGTTTCATCGAGTAGTGGATGCGAGCCTGAACAGCACTCATCGTTTTGAGTTGACGCTCAAGGATGGCCAGAGTTGTGCCCACGGGAGCCTGCGCGGACATGTCCGATGTCTGCAACTCCACAGCGCCAGCAAACTTGCGGCCTTCCTCAATGATCTGGTTGAGCAGCGCCGCCAAGACCTGTGATGGCTCCTTGTACGGCAGGGGCATGATGTTGTCACGCATCGTGCCACTAGGAACGTCTACATCACGGAACTCGCCCGGGGATATCGGGGTGTCATCACCTTTGGTGCGGAGTCCTCTAGTTTTAAAGCCACCGGGGAGGTTAGATAGAGTTCCAGCGTCAACCAACTGACGAAGAATAGAAGTACCAGATTTAGCAAAAGCGCCAATAAGGTGGACAAGGCCAAAATTATAAAAACCAAAGCCGGGAATGTAACCGTAGTGAACAAAGTGCGTGCGTTTTTGGCAAAGTTCGTCGTCTGGTTCCCAGTTGCGGCGGATCGCAAGGATGTTCGTTGTGCCCTTCTCGATCGTAACGATGTATGGGAGTGCGATCCCTGTCTCTTCGCCGCTATCTTCGTCTTTATGTTCATAGCCTTTGAGGTCAAGATCGACCTGTATCTCTAGTAATTTAAACCGATCATCTTGAGTTGCGCGAAAGCCCATTTTCTCCGCAATACGCTTTTCTACTTCATCCATTGTCTGAGTAGGTTCGCCCAGATCAATATCGCGGTAGAAACCCTCATGCTGCAAGCGTTTCAAGTCATTCTTGTTCTTACGCATGACATGCGTGATACGTTCTGCATCAGCAAGGCTTGAAGCGCCGTAAGGCACAACCACATCTTCTGCTGGCGCATACATAGATACCTGCCGACCAAGGGACGGGTCGTAGTACACCTTTTTGA